GCAAGGCGCACATATCTAGCCGCTTCTTGCATTGCGGCTTTAAAATCTGTAATATCCGCTTTAAATTTTGTTGTCGAATCTGTACCCTTTGGCATTGTTTCACCACCTTCTTAAAACCAATCATCGCCGGCTTTTCTTCGTATTACTTTGTTTTCATTCGGATCGTGTTCCTTTGCTTCTCGTATCTGCAACGTTCTTACATCGGCGTATAATCTTATAACATCAACGTATGGTTTTTCTTCGATGTCATAAGGCGATAACGCCGGGAACTCTTTACAAAGCTGATAGCAAATATTGAATAATATTTCAAATAAGGGGGTATCATCTACCCCCTCATCTAGTTTTTTGAGTCGTTTGGAATTGTCAAGATTTCTGAAAATGAATCTTTTAAGATCTGAACCACAACCGGAACTAACTCATTTAATTTCACATTATCCCAGTCCTCATCTGTCATATCAGGGAAACACTTCGATAATATCTTTGTAAGCTCTTCCCATGCCTTGTATATTGTCTTTAACAATTCCCCTGTATCGTTTATATCATCAACGTTCAATAACTTCATAAGTGAGCGGATAGCACCAAACTTAATTGTTGCTTCTGTCGCTTCACTTGTCTTTATAACGTTGTCGTTTTCATCGTAAACATTGATTATATTTTTCATGCTTTTTACTCCTTTCAAATTACCGGGGGAATTATCCCCCGGCTTAACAATTTAACTAATTACTTAATTATTCGCCGCCGTTGTTTGTCTGTTCGGCCGCTATAACTGTCACTTCGCAAGTATCCGAAGCACCCGGAATACTAGCGGTTATTGTTGCCGTTCCGGCACTAACACCGACTACATAGCCATTACTAACAGTCGCTACCTCATCATTGCTACTGCTCCATGTAACGGTTGCATCACTAGGTGATTTACTTGCAATAAGAATATATTCGCCCCCATTAACGTCCAAAGCTAACGTATGACTTCCGAGGGCGATACTAGGGTGTAGGTACTGAATCAGGTGTTACAACATTTTCAAAGAATAACTCGGCAGTCATAGTTGTATTAACTGATGTGTCAATATTAACCGCTTTAGCCGGTGCGCCATTCTCTGTAAACTTGTGAGTTGTTGAAATACCTGTATAAGTCAATGTCTGTCCGTTTGCATCTGTACCGTCATTCTGTGTTGCTGATGTTAAATCAGGAATTGAGAACGAACCTTTTAATCTCCATACAAGTACTTCTGTACCGTCTGTTTTCTGTGTGATATATCCAAACGCAAAGTACTTAGGTGTTCTTTCCTGTTCTACTAACATTCCTGTTGTTTCATCGTAGTACTGCCCTGTAATCTCTGCAAGAATATCGAACGGAATACCTGACGAATTGATTGACAATGTATCAGATCCGGTTGATGAAACAATAATAGCCGGAATGTTATCGTAAAAGTGTGGCTCATTTGCGCTATCAGTAGATTTTGCAATCTCTGAAACACCTGTAAACTCTTTAACTGTACCGGTTACATAATTACCCGAATCATCCTGTGTAACTTCTGCGTAAACTGCATTTGATACACCACGATATTCGTAATACTGTTTATTTGTTGCCATTGTTTTTACCTCCTAATAAATTAAACTTCTAAAAATAAAGCGTTTATTCCTCTGCCTGAATGTGTCGGCTCATCGCTCATCACATCATGGCCCTTTGATGGAACAACCCACCCATTTTCTTTTAATAAATTTCGTGCTTGTAATAACACCGAATAAGTAAGCTCCGGATCATTTGAATAAAAATTAACATCAAAATCCCAATCCGTGCCGTAATCGGTGTTATCGTAATGGGAATGATCCGGACTGTCATTATTCCAAAATGTAAAGAAACTATCAGGATAAGTTGCATCATCTGACATACTGCCTTGACGATACACCGGATACCCGAACGTTTCTAAAATTTGAATCAAATTATCTTCCATCTCTAACCTCCCATTCTTTTATGAATTTCATCGGCGAAAATCTTTTCTTGTATCTTTTTAACTTCTCTTTTGGTTCTAGCACCGTAAATATCATTGTAAAGCTCTTTATTGGCTTGCATTCCGGGGTTTTCACCCGAAGCGCTGCCGTATTGGTTTGCCGGTGCGTGCTTTGGCGTACCATACATCAAAAACACGGATGATAAACCACCGTTTGCAATGTCAAAACCTACGTCAATTTCTGCAATGTTACCGCTCCATTCAACCGTTGAATCTCTCAATAATGATTTTTCAAGTTTACCGCTTCTATGGTGCTTTTTGATGTCTCTTTCAAGATTATCCGTTATATATTTGTGTGTTTCTTGTAAAGCCTTGTCGGCGGTGCGTTTTAGGTCGCCGCCTAAATTTTCTAACTGTTCGGCATAATCTGCAAAGTTTGAAAAATCAAGCGAAAACTTATTCTTTGCCATTACGCTTTACCTCCTATGGCTCGTACCTTAAAGTGTAAATATTGATGTCTCATATCAATATTTTCCGGTGTGCCTATAACCTCATAAACCCTTTGAGTTTCACAAACATAAACCCTACAATCTGCCGTTATATCCGGGCGATACCATGTATCAATGGTTGCCGTATCAATAATCGTGTAAAGCTCATTTTCACGGCTTTCAGTACCTCCAAAGGTTCTAAAACTAGCCATAAATAACGGTGCATCATCCGGGTTCGGGAAAACTTTCTTTGTTTGCCCTTTGACAACTGTCGATGTAGGTATTAACAACTTCATAGCCACGTTAAAAGGTGCATATACTTTGTATGATCTAGCCATATAAACACCCCCTAACGTTTGTATGATAGTTGCGTTGCTCTTTGGATAAAGTAGCTCGATAACCTACCTTCGCCGCTTCCATAGTTCCATAAATCGGAGACACCCCGGGCAACTATGCCCGATGTAATGTTTTTCGCCGATACCCCGGCATCAGTTAAAAAGGCTATGACTTCGTTAATATATTCAGTTAAAGTTGCATCCTGATAATCTCCGGTTATGCCTAGCGCATTTTTCACATCCGTTAACATTTCATCAGACATAACGCCCTACCTCCTTTTTATTAAAATCCTACCTGTGCGATTGTTACCGCTCCATCTGCTAATGTTGCAGTATATAAAGTTCTTCCGTCCGGCTCAACTTCAACACCTTCTGTTGTTACGGCTACGCCGTTAACTGTGAAGCCTGAATAGTTGTAAGCCGGGATAAAATATACTGTTGCTTCTGTTACATCTTCGGCAAAATCCATTGTTGCGACCGGTTCGGCAGCAAGTAAAGTACCGTCTGCTTCTCCAACCTCAAAAATACCTGGGTTTGTTGCCTGTACTGCCGTAACTGTTGTGCCGGCAATTGTTAAAATGTTACCGTATAAAGTCAATAAATCTGTGACTGTTACCGGTACAATTCTATCTGTATTAATCATTTTTATTTACCTCCTATTTTGTATTTGTGTTGTCCTCCTTTTCGGGAGTTGTCTAAACAACAATTACAGAATTGTATGTCTTATGTTAATTATTTTAGTGTTAAATCACTAGTATTACTTAACGTATTTTGTGACTGTTCCATTATTGAAATGGTCTGACGGAATTGGTCTAATATTGATTGAAGTTGCTGAACTTTCCAAAAGCATTGCATATTTATTTTCGTTAGTTAATATATAACCGCTTTCGGTTTTGTCAATTTTTATTACTGTTTTTAACTCTCCTCCACTATCACTTCTCATAGTAAAAAGAACGTTTCCTGCGCCACCTGAACCAATATAAACTTCAATGTCTGCCTCGTGTTCCGTAGCCAACTTTCCGTCAATAATCAATATCATTTCATTTTTTAAATTTGCTAAAGATATAGTTGTCGGAACTGCGATCTCAAATCTCAAATTAGTAATTTCTCCGTCTGAAAAGTTTGGTGTTTTCTTTGCCCACGCTCCATTTACTACACTGAGAACGCTACCGTTATCGCTTGCGGTTACGTCTGGGAGTTCTTCCGGTGCGTCTCCTTTATCCCAATCGCCATCCTCATTAACCACTAAAAGTTTACCGGTATCGGCACTTGTTGTTTTTGGCAATTTAAGGGTTTTTCCGGCAAGTTGTGAGATTGCTTCGATTACATCAGGAATTGTTGTGTAATCACTTACCGGAACACCTCCGTCAATATCTTCGTATGTGTCTGTAAGCTTACCGCCTAACGCAACGTATACATCTTGTAAGGATTTAACTGTTGTATTCATGTTTAGTTACCTCCTTAACCTTTTACAATCTTATAGAATCCTGTTGGATTGAGTGCCTTTCCGTCAACAACTGTAAGTGCTTTATCAACCCACTCGTTTGTTTCCTGATCAAAGTATCTCATCATTGAGAAACCAAAGTTCTCATTGATTGCGTACTCCCATGGCTGCCAAAATACACCGATAACGTCTCCGGCTTCTGCGGCATCAAAGTCCGGGATAATATCAGGTTCAACAAGTGCAACCTCACGGCCGAAGAATCTACCGTTAGGGTTTCTTGAATCCCCATCATTAACCTCTAAACCTGTTGCCTGTCTAAAGATAGGGTTGTTGTTAGCATCTGCCATTGTTTCAAGGTACGCATCTACTGTTGAAGCGGCGAAAATGAACTCACCGGCTCTATATCCAAGTGGGATTTTAGCGAAAAAGTTCTTTCTCCACTTTGTCCAATTGTTGATGTCTGCGGCAGTCATTACGATTGTGTTTGTTACTCTTTCATCGTTAAGGATACCTGTCATTGAACCGTTGCCCGAACCGTTAACAATTCCGTAATCCATAGCTTCAAGATAAGCAATAGCAATAACGTTTACTAACTCCGCTTCAAATGCTGAAAGTGTAAGAATGTTAGATAAGAATGTCTGTGCAATTCTGATTTCAGCAGTATGATAGCTGAATGAGATTTTGCCTAACTTATCTACTTTCTGACGTGGTGAAACTGTGCTTTCATTAATCCACTTAAAAGTTGCTTTGAGCGCACCTGTTGGAATCTCAACACCGCCCGGTACGTTCATTTTTCTTACTTTAGAATAAAGGTTACCGTATCTTACACGAACGGTATTGATAACCTCATTCATGATTGTAAGAGGAATTGCCGCACCTGTGTCGTTTGTGCTGATTGATTCTCCGGCTCTAAATTCTGATGGGATAGGTGTACCCTTCTGAACATAATTCATGAATGCCTGACGGTATTCTAATGATTCGAGCGGATTTTCTTTTTCTCTCTTCTGTGTTGGGTTTGTAGGCTGTTTAAATGTTCCTACAACGTTACCGTTTACAAATTTTGCATTCTGTGGAATTGCTGAACGCTGCTCACCTTCTCCACTTTCTCCACCTTCTCCACCTTCGCCAGGTGTTGGGTTTGCATCCTCTTCAATTGCATCAATTTCCTCCTGTGTTTCTGCAATTTCTGCGTTTAAATCTTCAAGTTCTTCATTGATACTTCTCACTTCTTCAACATCTGTTGAAGCCTTTGCTCTGCTTGCAAGATTGGCTTTCTTTGCCTGTAATCTCTGTAATCTTTTTTCTAAAATCTTTTTTCTAGGCATTTTTCTTGTCCTCCTATAAATTTAATAATGTTTGTGTTTTCATTTTTAACAACTCTAAATCATCATTCTCCAATGATGGCGCACTCTGTCGCTTTGCATTCTCCAATGAAAGCCGAGCATTCTCCAACGCTTCGTTACTTCGTGCATTTATTTCAGTTGATTCGTAAGCCGGAAATGTAACCGCACTTACTTCAACGACTGAACTAATTTCTTTAATTCTTCTAGTTGGGTGATCTGATTCAATATCATCCCATTCCTCACTATTAACCCCGAACATAAACGACATACCGGATATATCGCCACGCTCAACGGCTGAATATAATGCCCTTGCTTCGGAATTGTTTTCAGTATCAAGTTGTACCTCAATATCCATTCCGAACTCATTAACGGTTAATTGCATTGTAGAATTACCGTTATTTCTGCGACTTCTAGCAAGTGGTATTTTGCTAATATCGTGATTAACCAAAAATCTAACATCTTTTAAATCTGCATTATTCAACGCCCCTGATTCTATGATTTCATCAAACCAACCTAAATCAGTACGGCTATTGTATACGATCGGTCGCCCTGTAATTATGCTCCCACGTTCGCCCTGTTCGGCTCTTACTTCAAAACTATAACTTCTTTGTTCTAAAGGCTTTTTATCTACCATTTTCTCCACCTCCACATTTAAGGATTTAACTAAATACTTAATTACAACCAATACGGTGTTTGCCATTCTCCGGCAAACAATCTACAATATGCCGGATGTGGAAACATAGGGTGATAACTTAATACAAGCACCGCTCCGTATTCTTCATTGTATTTGTACACTACGGCAGCCGCTACCGGGCCACCGGCTGGTATATCTGCGATATGTGATATACCATGTTCGTAATTGCTCCAATTAGTTTGTAAACAATCTAATGCCGCTTCTAAATTAGGGTTTTTACTAGCATCAACATTGATCTTATCCATAAGTGCCAATAAAAGAACCTCAATTCTACTAAACGGTGCAAGTATGGTATTGCTACCACCTAAGATATTTTGTAAAAGTGCTTCGTTTCTGCTTTCAGGTGGCCCGAACTCGCTCACATCAATATCAATGCCGTTTGCCTTGAAACATAAGAAGTCAACTGTTTCACCCTGATTTATTGGTGTTGTTAACGTTATCGTGCCTTCTGTTATGTTAATTGAGTAATCCGTATCTTCACTCAATAAATTACCATTAAGGAAAACTAGCAAATAATCAATTCCCGGATCGTACATTGCAATATTAATAGGAATATCGCTTACAGTTTCACTTGCGGTGTATTCGCTCGAATACAATTTTAAATCTTGTGTCATGTATTACCTCCCTAAATATCTTCTTTTTCCTCATCTACTATATCCACGTTTACGTTATCATCTTTTCCCACCTGGTATTGACTAGCGTTGTTTGCATCAATCCAATTCAAAGACATATAACGTTTACCGGCTAACTGCGGTAAAGGTCTTAAACCTAACGCTACACGCTTTTCATTTTCAAATAATGCCCCGGTAGGTGATAACTCTTTTATCATTTCAAGTGTTTGCTCAACCGTCATGAATATTAATTCTTTCGGGTAAAGCTCAACTTTGTTTCCGAATGCTCTTTCACGCTCTGTAAACAATTTCTTTGTTAAAGCCTGACTTATTGCAATTATTAAAGGCTCTAAAGTCTTTTGATAAAAAGCGTTATACTGTGCCTTTGTGTAATCGCCTGTAAGTATCGGAAGCGGTACGCCCCAATTTCTTAAAATCTTTTCATCAACAAATTTAAGCGTTGCTTCGTCAACTATTTGCGTTCTACGTTCTAGCGGTGTAAAGTCTGCTTTTATGTCTAGTGGTAAAAATCCACTTTCACTATTTATGAGTTTTCGCTCCAACTCTTTCAAGGCTGCTTCTGTCTTTCCATCGTCAAGCATTGTATTGTACTTTACAACGCCATTAATCGCATAACTTGCGTTCATT